GTCTTGCGGGTCAAAATATAATTGCTCTGTACAGTACTCCCTACTTAGATATGGGAGATACGGAGATCCGTAAAACCATACATAAGATGAATACGTTTATTCGTGCCGAAGGACCATTTACGTTAAACCTCGTCCTTCAGTACGATTGGTCAGATCCGGACACTCCAAAACCAGCGGATTACACTCAGACATCTACAGGTGCTCCGGTTGTTTATGGAGGTCGAAACATAACCTACGGCGGAGATAATGTTAAATACGATGGCACCAGTAAGCCTGTAATGGTCAATGACATTCAAGGTAGTGGATTTAGTGTTCAAGCTACATTCGTGACTGATGGCATATTTGATCCATACACAATCCAAGGGTTGGTTTTGGAATATAGTAAAGCAGGAAGAAGATAAATGGCAGGTTACACCAGACAATCAGCTAGTGCTATTCAACCGTCTTTGGATATTACAGCTAGCTCTCTTAATAATGAATTTAATCAGCTCTTAAGTGCGTTTGATGGAACTACAGGTCATACGCATACAGGCGCTACTGGAGATGGCCCTAAAATCCCTCTTAATTCATCTGTGAGTGGATATCTTCCAGCAGCTAATGGGGGAGTTGGCGGGAAAAATAACAATACAGCCACAACTGATCCTACTACGGGGGATGACTCAGCTGACGGATATACTGTTGGAAGTATTTGGGTAAATACATCTACTGATAGATTGCATATTTGTGTAGATAATACAGCAGGAGCAGCAGTATGGCACCCTTTAGTCCATATAAATAAATCAGAAAGCGCCATTGTTCCAGATCTCGCAGATACGGACACCTATGGTTTAGGTACAACCAACAAAAAGTGGTTAAATCTATTTACTTCTGGAGGAGCTTCTATAGGCGGGAATTTATCTGTTGTTGGGACGGGTACATTTGACTCCTCTGTTTCAGCTACAGCATTCAACACAACTTCCGACTATCGCGCAAAGACAATTCACGGGGAAGTCGAGAGACCCCTAGAAAAGATAATGTCCGTAAAGCCTAAGACGGGTATTAAGCATGATGAGTTATTTGAGAGAGATATGTTTCTTGCACATGAGCTTCAAAAAGTTGCTGCATACGCCGTTACAGGTAAAAAAGATCGGGTCGATGATGCAAGAAATCCCGTTTACCAAACAGTAGATTATGGGGCTTTGGTCCCACTTCTTTGGGCGGCTCTACAAGAAGCAACTTATAGAATAGAAGACTTAGAAAATCGTCTAGAACATATTACATAAAGCTTGCATTGGTGGTATAATTAATGTAATATCTAATGTAACAATGAATATTAAGATTAGACCCGTAAAGATAGAAGACGCTCTTCAAGTCATCAAACTTTGCAAAACATTCCAGCAAACATGCTTAGCGAAAAATCAAGGATTTTCTGAAAAGAAAATAATGGGCTTGGTACTGTCTGCAATTAACGACGAAATGTTTTGCTGGGTCGTAGAAGAAAATACAAAGCTTATTGGATATATGATGGGTACTGTGGGAGAATTTTATTTCTCCGATAAAATAGGCGCTAGTGATCTAGGCGTATATATCAAGCCAAATAAGCGTAAATATGCCTTTCACTCTTTAAAAATCTTATTCGCCCAATTTGAAGCTTGGGCAAAACGAAAAGGTGCTATCGAAGTTTGTGTAGCCACTTCATCAGGCACCGCAACAAGTGGGTACGAGAAGTTCTTACTCAGAAACGGTTACGATAAAATTGGCTATATAACTGCAAAGGAATGTTAGAATGTGCGGCGGAAGTAAAAAAACTTATAACACCACCTATACAGGCTTAGGAGATGCGCAATACGATGATCTGGTTGCCCGTCTCGCAGCTGGTGGGGTAAATATGGAGGCTCTTGGAGCAACCCTAGAAGGTCAAGGTGTAGATATCGATAGCCTCATCCAAGATCTTGGGACAGCTAACTTGGGAATTAGTGGCCTTAAAACTGGTCAAAATACGCTAGGGGAGCAAATTGGTTTTGCAGGATCCGGTGATGATTATGGTTCTGGATTATACGGCGCAATAGACATGCTGGGTGCTAATGTAGGAAATTCTCTAAGTGGATTGTCTACTGGTATTGGTGGATTACAAACAGGACAGTCAGATATTATATCTGGTCAAGGTACTCTTGGACAAGGCATTGCGGATACCCGTGGAGACATAAGTACGTTGTCAGGAAACGTGGATCAAGGGTTTGCAGATGCGACAGGGCGCTTTGATACATTAGACAATAGTGTGGGCGGCGTTCAAAGTGCGGTTGATGCGGGATTTGGAGCAACAGGTAGCGCGTTTGATGCTCAAAACACTGCTTTGAACAGCGCGTTTAATACCATAGACGAAAACATTACGGGTCAAGGGGATCGTGTAATGGCGGGTCAAGGAACGCTTGCGGAAGACTTAAGCGATCTCTCGTCTAATCAAGACACATACTACGGAGATCTTTCTGCTACTCAGGGCGAGTTAAAGGCTGGTCAAGAAGGGTTCCAATCATCATTTGATGACTATGTATCCAGATATGGTGAAGACGTTACACGGGCTGACGATGCTAGGGCAGCAATGCAGACAGGCATGACCAATATGGCTGGCGATGTGGCGCGTGACCTAGGGCGAATGACTAATGTTCTAGGAGCGGGTCAGCAAACCATGACTGACAAGATCATTGCGGGTCAAGGACAAGTAAGTAAGGAAGCAATGAGCGCATTCGATGCTCAAGGTAACCTAATTGAAAACACGGTTGATGCACAAGGAAACACTATTCAGAATACTCTAGACGCTCAAGGCAACCTTTTACAAACAAAACTGGATGCTAACGGGAATGTTCTTGGTAGTATGACTACTAGCCTTGCGGATATACAGAGAGCAAACCAACAAGGGTTTTCAAATATTCAAGATCTAACCCAACAAGGTTTTGACTCAACAGCGGGTCTTATGCAGAACAATTATGCTCAGACCGTGAACGATGTTCGCACCATGCTGCAAGACCAAAGTAGTATGTTAAGTGACTCAGCTCGTCAGCAATATCAAGGGATTGTAAATGCCTTTGATCAGCAGGGACGCCTTCTGAAAAACCAGATAACGGCAAATGGATCAATCGTAAATCGTAACATGACCCCTCAAGGAATGTTGAGCGAAACTTACTTTACTCCGCAAGGTCAGGTCATAGGCAATAAATCGTATGATCTTCTAAACATAGCTGCTGATGCACAGAGATATCGGGCAGCATAGGAGTTAACATGCATCCAGAAAAAGTATCCCAAGAAGCTATAGAGCTTATAAAGAAGTTTGAAGGCCTACATAAACTACAGGATGATGGCTTAGTACATTCTTATAGATGCCCCGCTGGAAAATGGACGATAGGCTATGGCAGCTGCAAAGGCGTCAGATCAGGTCAAAAGATTACTGTTGAAGAGGCAGAACGCCTTCTTATCGAGGATATCGTTGAGCACGGTAAAATCGTTAAGAAGTATGTAAATGTCCCGCTAAGCCAAGGTCAATACGATGCTCTAGTATCATTTGTATTTAACCTAGGCGGAGGTAACTTTAAGAGTAGTACACTCCTTAAAAAGTTGAACTTAGGCTTGTATGAGGAGTGTCCAGAGCAAATCATGCGCTGGAACAAGGCTAGAGTTGATGGTGTTCTACAGCCTTTGAGAGGTTTAACTAGACGCCGTGCAGCTGAGGCAGCAATCTTTAGCAGAGATGCGCAACTTCCTAGCGATGAGGGTGGCCCAGAAATGGTGCAAAAGCCCGTAGCAGCCGCACCGAAGCCGCTGGCTAAGAGTAAGACAATGGCAGGGGTAGGTATAGCTGGAGCAGCTACCGCTCTTAACGAGGTCTCTGGGCAGCTCCAAGGACTGGTTGCATACGCAGACAGTTTAAAGATTGTGTTTTTAGTGTGTGCGATCGCAGGAATATGTTTGGCAGCGTATGCGCGAGTAAAAGACCATAACGAAGGTGTTCATTAGTGTTTATCTTCGGTCGAATTAAGGAATACATTATAGCGGCCTTAGCTGTAACCATACCAATTATATATGTATTTGGTAGATTGAAAGGCGCTGAGACGCAAAAACGAAAGCTCTTAAAAGAAGAGTTAAAGACACAGGAAAAAGTGTCCGATTTTTATAAAAATGTGGCAGAGCATGAAACTGATACCCTTACTGATCGTAAGTCTATTACTGACAGGTTGCGCTCAAACGGTCTATAAAACGAAGCTTGAAATATACTGCCCCCAGATAAAGCAGTATGATGACCGTTTTAACGAACAACTAGCTAACGAATTAGACAGTCTCCCGCCAGAATATACGGCGATTGATGAGACTGTGAAGGGATATATCTATCTGCGCGATCGTATTCGCCGCTGCGAAGAAGAAAAGGATAAAATCTGATGGGTTTGTTTGGATTTAAAGATATTGGCGATATGTTCGATGGCGGTGGAGCAGGGAAATCTGGCAGTACGTTTTCAACGGAAGGGTCTGTATTCGATAGATCTGCCACCTTTAATGAAAAAGGTGAGCGAGAAAATAATTACGTCGATCCAGACCAAAATTATAACAAAGATACGGGCCTGAGTTTTGCAGACAGATTTTCAAACACTAATAAAAACAGGGAGCAGGAACAGCAAAACCACATAGATCAGATTGTCGCTTCTAATCCTAATTATCATTATGAAAACAACATGATTGTTGAAAAGAATGATGATGGGCAGATTACTAAGGTTGTTAGAAACTATACTACGCAGCCATTGACCGCCAATGAGATTGGTGGAGATGGAGGTGGTAGTTCTAGTGGCGGATCAGGCTCTACAACAAGCTCTGAAAATCCGCTCACACCTGATAAAATTCTAGAGTACGCTAAGAAAGCTGGGATCGTTGAATCCAACGAAGAAATAGAAGAAATGATGAATGATCCAGAGGCGTTTCTTAAGGCAAGAAACATGACCGTACAGGATCTAATCACCTTAGTCGATCCAAACGCTGAAGGAACTGTTCTCGATCCCAACAATCCAAATTATCAGCTGGGAGACGATCCTGATATGGATGTCTTTACAGTTGATGATGTTTCGACTGTGGATGATGTTCCCGACAAACCAGATGATATTACATATGACGTATCTACAACAGCCGATCTTTTAGGTACTGATGCAACCACCGTAAATGCGGCTACTGGCGAAGTCACTGATGACATGCTGGTTAATCTAGATGAGCTAGAGATTGATGTAGCTGATATTGCAGCTGGAAACGGCGCTCTAGGTAATGCCCTAGATGATTATGCCAGCATCGATATTTCTACTATGATCGACACAAGCACAGTTGCTGGTAAGCTTCTTGCCGACAAACTGACTAAAGAAGGTAAATCTTTCGTAGACGCTAAGGCATCCCTTCTATGGCAAATGGAGACCATTGCAGCTGAATTTAAAGATGGGGATGGTAATCCTAGAATACCTGCTTGGGCGCAAGGAATCGCTAGAGAAGTCAATCGAAGTATAGCGTTTGGTGATATTACAGGAACAGCAGCTACAGCCGCGCTTTCAAACGCCATCATGGAAGCAACTATTGGCGTTGCGGATAAAGAGTCTCAGTTTTTCCAGACCCTCACCGTAAAAAATCTGGATAATAAGCAGGAAGCCATAATCAATAAGGCAAAGGTTCTTGCAAATATGGAGATTGCAAATCTCGACGCAAGACAAGTAGCCCTAGTGAATAATGCAAAAGCATTCCTAGAGATTGATCTTAAAAACCTGACTAATGAACAGCAAGCTGAAGTTATAAACACTCAGTCAATGGTAGATGCACTGTTTAAAGATCAGGCTGCTATCAACGCCCAGCGCTTATTCACTGCTGAAACACGGGCAGACTTTGAGAAGTACTATGATGAGCTTGGGGTTAGAGTTGCACTGCATAATTCAGAACAAATCAACTTGATCAAAAGGTTTAACGCAGGGGAAATAAACGACAATACTGAGTTTAGAGCGACTATGGAGGACTCTAGGCAGCGTTTCTATTCTGAGATGCAGTATAATATCGATAAGGCTGTTGCGGAATGGAAGCAGACTGTAGAAGTCCAGAATAAGAAGATGATGTATGAGGCTCTTTCTGAAGACATCAAGAACATGCTGGATATTACTCAGGAGGGTCAGAACCAGCTTTGGGATCGTACAGATAGTCTGCTAGACTACATCTTTAAGGCGGTAGATAATGAGGCTGCTAGGGATGCACTTATTCTCCAAGCGCAGATTGCAGCCTCTGCAAAAAGCGGTAGCAGCAGTAGTGGGTTCTGGAATTTTGCAGGTCAAATTGGGGCAGCATTGATAACTTCTGACGAGCGCCTAAAAGAGAATATCAAATTTAAAGGTGTAGTAGGCGGCTTTAATACCTACACATGGGATTGGACTGAGGAAGCTAAGCGCATTGGTGCGGATAAATACCCTGCATATGGTGTTCTAGCTCAAGAGCTACAAAAAACAAACCCAGAAGCAGTTTCAAGAGATAAAGATGGCTACCTCAAAGTTAACTACGGGATTAGGAAATGAAGTTTGAGAGCGCAATAAAGCGAAGTATTAAGTCGTTTCAGAATGGAAACTTACCTGACAAACTCATAGCTGAATCGGGCGAAGTGATGTTTACCCCAGAGTACTTCGACAAACTTGAAGAAGACATGGACGTTTCCCAATCAGAAGAGGAGCTGGATGATGGCGATACCGAGTGAGCCAATTCCGGGCGCAAACTATACGTCCAATATAAAAAACTATCCGTGGCACAGGCCAGCTGATCTCGATACCTATGACGATGCTGTAGCCTACCTTCTGACGCGACTAGAGACAGATACAGGTATATCGATGGTATATTCTATGCTGAAAGTAGATATGCCTATTTCAGCCATTACAAGCGCGTTTGTTTTACAAGCTATTTCAAAAGGTAAGATGCAGATCGATATGGGCATTATCGCTGCTGGTCCTCTAGCCAGAGGGATAGAGATATTTGCTAAGACGCATGGCCTTGATTACGAAATGGGTTCGGACCCAGATGATGAAATACTGTTTACCCCAACCGCCTTGCAAATGATCCTAGGCGCACCAGAGCAAGCTGCTACGGAAGGTGAAGAACAGGAGATACCTCAAGTCTATGAAGAAGAGGTTATTAACGAAGGCGGCTTAATGTCTATGCCTGATGATATAGCAGAAGAACCTGCTTCCCCAGATGAACAAGGATCCATGATGGGCATTATGGATGAAAACCTTGGCACCGAAGATATTCCTACAGAGGAGCCTGATAATGAGCTGGCGTAACGTACAAGCCCCTAAATCTAGTGGTAATAGTGATGCCCTTGCAAGTTTTGCAGAAGGTTTTGCCAGCATATATCTGTCAAAGATGCAGGAAGATCAGAAGCAAAAGGCTAAGCTAGCAGAGGAAAAGCGAAAGAGAGAAGAAGAGACGCTTATAAAGACGAGAGAGCAAGAGGAAAAAGAGAGCCAGTGGCGGGAAGCTGCGAGAACACTTGCTGGAGAAATCTTCCCCAATAATCCAGACAACCCAGCGGCAATTAATTATGTCTACGACACGATTAGTAGCTATGAAGGTAATATTGGTCAGGCTACAGATCGTCTAGAGCTGTTGTCTAAAGAAAAGCGTCTAAGTATCGTGGGTGGACAAAAGTTTTCAGATCTGTCTGGGCAAATGGATGGCATATTTTCTCTCGAAAGTGGCTCTGGCGGATACAATGCCCTTCTTAGTCAGTCTCA